GATGATTAATTTCTGAAGTCTTAAAACAATTAAACAATTACACAATTAACTTTGAATTAACGAATTAATTACTTATAATATAATTAATAAATAAAATAAATAATAACAATTAAACAATTAAAGGATACAATATGAGTTTAGACTTAAACGCCATAAAGGCAAAACTTAACCAATTAACAACAACTAACGACAGAAAAAATAATTATTTCAGACCAGAACCTGGTAAACAAAGAGTAAGAATTGTCCCTTACGTTCACAGAAAAGAAAACCCTTTCCTAGAAATGTATTTCCATTATGATATTGCAAAGAGAAGTATGCTCTCTCCAATAACATTTGGTAATGCTGATCCAGTAGTAGAATTTGCTGACAAGCTAAAGAAAACTGGTGACAAAGATGACTGGTTAATGGGCAGAAAAATTGAACCTAAAATGAGAACTTATGTTCCTGTTATAGTAAGAGGTAAAGAATCCGAAGGTGTTAAATTTTGGGGTTTTGGAAAAACAATTTATTCTGAAATATTATCTATTATAGCAGATCCAGATTATGGAGATATTACCGACTTAATGAATGGTAGAGACATCGACGTTGAATTTACCCCATCAGAAGGTCCAGGACAATATCCAAAGACAGCTATTAGAGTTAAACCAAATACATCACCTGCAACTGAGGATAAAGTAATTGCAAAATCAATATTAGCTCAACCTAAGATAACAGAATTATTTCCAGAGCCAACATATGAAGAACTAGAAGCAGCATTAAATGACTGGATGAATCCAGAAACAGCTGATTCAGATACTGGAAAACCACAATCAGCGGCAACTCCTGCAACTGAAACAAAATCAAATGACAATGTTACAAAAAAGACAGATGTAGCAGAAGCATTTGACGATTTATTCAATAATTAAGAAAGTTATATATGGCAAAGAAAAAGAGTGAACTGGAAGATTCGTTAGCTTCTACCCTCGCAGATAGTATCAATAAACAATTTAAAGGGCAAAATTATAAAACGGCATTTTTCTTAGATGGAGATGAAGATGCTCCAACAAATGTTAACGATTGGATATCTTCTGGATGTTCGATGTTAGATCTAGCAATTTCAAATCGTCCTAATGGAGGCTTTCCTGTTGGTAGAATTACCGAAATAACAGGACTTGAGGCATCGGGTAAATCATTACTCGCAGCTCATACCTTAGCAGAGACACAAAAGAAGGGCGGACTAGCAGTTTATATTGATACTGAGTCAGCAAGTAGTGCAGAATTCTTAACAGCAATTGGTGTTGACTTAAAGTCAATGTTATATGTTCCGTTAGAAACTATTGAAGAAATATTTGAAACAATTGAAACTATTGTAGAAAATGTTAGAAAATCTGATAAAGATAGATTAGTAACTATAGTAGTAGACTCAGTAATGGGAGCATCTACTAAAATTGAAATGGCTATGGAATATGATAAGGATGGATATGCAACATCTAAATCCATTATATTATCAAAGGCAATGAGAAAAGTAACTAATTGGATTGCTCGTGAAAAAATATGTTTAATTTTTACTAATCAATTAAGAACTAAATTAGGAGTATCATTTGGAGACCCATGGACAACTGCCGGCGGCAAGGCTTTACCATTTCATTCATCTGTTAGACTTCGTTTAAAAAATACTGGAATGATTAAGGCCAAAGTAAACGGAACAGAACAAGTAGTTGGAAATAAAACCAATGTACATGTTGTGAAAAATAGAATGGGACCTCCTAATAGAAAAATTGATTATGAAATATATTATGATAGCGGAGTTGATAACTACGGCGGTTGGTTAAACATCATGAAAAATTTCAAATTAGTTTCACAATCAGGCGCCTGGTATTCATTAGATGATGTTGATCCAGATACCGGAGAAGTTTTAGATACTATTAAATTTCAAAGTAAAGATTTCATGGAAAAAGTAATACAAAATACAGAAATGAAAAATAGATTGTATAATAGAATTTGTGAAGCATATATCTTTAAATATCGAGCCGGAGTAGATGGCGGTATTGACGATGTAACAATTGATGAAGAAGTTATAAACGAAGAAGGATAATGAATAAGTATCAACAATTATTTAAACAACTTCAACAAGATAAAGAAAGTATTCCACAAGGGCCGGACGATCATTTAATGATTTTTGACGGCCTGAATACATTCATTCGATCATTTTCTGCAACTCCTTCTACTAATGAAGATGGAGATCATATAGGAGGTATTACAGGCTTCTTATATAGTATAGGAAAATGTGTTAGAGATTTTAAGCCTTCTAGATGTATCATAGTTTTTGACGGAGTCGGTGGATCTAAAAGAAGAAAAAAAATATATAAAGATTATAAAGGTAATCGTGTTAATAAAACTAGATTGCGAAGACATGATCATCATATGCCTAGTATAGAGCATGAACAAGAAGCAATGAGACATCAATTTAGCAGATTAGTATCATATCTAGATGCATTACCAGTTACATTCTTATCCATGGACGGTATTGAAGCCGATGATACTATTGCATATATTGCTGAAATGTATGAAGATATTAGTAAAAAAATGACAATTGTATCAACTGATAGAGACTTTTATCAATTAATTAATGATAAAATTCAAATTTGGTCTCCAATAAAAAAGAAGTTATATAATACTGAAACTCTTATTGAAGAATTTCAAGTTCATCCTAATAATTATGTAATGTATAGATCATTTACTGGCGATAAATCAGATAATATACCTGGAGTAATGGGAATAGGCCCAAAAACATTATTAAAACATGTTCCAAATCTTCATACCGAATCAACATATGAATTAGATACGCTTTGGGAAATATGTAATAAAAAAATTGATGAATCTAAAACATATAAAAAAATATTAGAAAATCAGAATGTTATCTCTGATAATTGGAAACTAATGAATCTAAAACTATTAGATATTCCAGCTCAAACAAAAAGTAATATTAGAAAAATTATGGAATCATCTGTTGCTGAATTAAATAAAATAGAATTTAGAAAATTATTTATGGAAGATAAGATGTGGTCTGTAATGAAGAATATGCCAGATTGGTTAAACAATACCTGGTTATCATTGAGTGCTTTTGCACAAAAAACAAAATAAATTGGATTTACTATTTATTTTTTATATAATAATATATGACAGACAAGTTAAGTGAGTATGGATGGTCGTTTCAAGTTAAAGTTTTGGCAGCTATGTTTGTGGATAGATCATTTCTACAACAAATTGCTGATATTATCCAATCGGATTATTTCGAATCTGATGCTAATAGTTGGCTGTTAGATGTTTTAATAGAACATTTTCGTGAATATAAAACTCCCCCATCAAAGGATGTTTTAAAAGTTAAAATAACTGAAATAGAAAATGATATATTAAAAACTGCTATCTTAGAGCAGTTAAAAGATGTATTTAGGTACATGGAGTCAGATGATTTAACATTTGTTAAAGATGAAATACTTAAGTTTTGTAAAAATCAAGAAATAAAACATGCAATTATGGATTCTGTTAATTTACTCAAAATGGGTAATTATGATGAAATAAAAAGTAAAATGGATTCTGCAATGAAAGCAGGTGCTGATACAGATATTGGGCATGAATATAAAAAAGATGTAGTAGCAAGATACACTGAATCAGCTCGCCATACCATAAGCACAGGCTGGGATGTAATTGATGATTTAATGGATGGTGGATTAGCTCCTGGAGAATTAGGAGTAGTAATGGCACCAGCTGGTATTGGTAAATCTTGGATGCTTATTAATATTGGAACAAATGCCGTCAGACAAGGAAAAACAGTTATACATTATACATTAGAATTAAATGATAATTATGTAGGTCAGCGGTATGATAGTGTAGTCACCGGAATTGCAGCTCAAAACTTAAAACATCACACAGATGAAATAGAAGAAAAGTTAGAAACATTGGCAGGAGAATTAATTATAAAGTATTATCCAACTAAATCTACCGGTGTAATGGGAATAAAAGCACATATTGAAAAAACAATTATGTTAGGAAATACTCCAGATTTAGTTGTAATAGATTATGGTGATTTATTAAAAGTAAATACCAAAAAAGATAAACACGAAGCTTTAGAAGAATTATATGAAGAAATGCGTGGTATGGCAGGAGAATATAATATACCAGTTTGGACTGCATCTCAAGCAGGTCGATCTGCTTTAGAAGATGATATAATTGAAGCAGATAAAATTGCATCTTCATATGGTAAAGTTATGGTTGCTGACTTTTTAATGTCATTATCTAGAAAAGTAGAAGATAAGCTATCAGGAACAGGAAGAGGCCATGTTATTAAAAATAGATTTGGCCCTGACGGAATAACATTACCAAGCAAAATAAATACAAATAACGGCCAGTTTAATTTCTTTGAACCTCAAACTGCGCAAGGTAGACAGACTACTCAAACAATGAAAACAGGAGAAACATTGATTAAGAAAAATTTAGCACAAAAATTTAAAGATTTAGGCGGAACTTTAGGATAGTAATTATATTTATATAAAATTAATCGTAGGCCTCATCATGAGGTCTATTTTTGTCTAAAAAGAAAAAAGGAGTCACATAAATGAACATTTCAAATAAAATTTTATCAGATATTACAGTGCATATGAAATATGCAAAATATATACCAGAACTCAATAGAAGAGAAACTT